CGCCTCCTTTCATATATTCTTGAGACGCTAAATCTATTTCTCCTCGGCCGCAGTTTGTGAAGCACCATCAAAACCTATATAAGGCTTCATTATAATTAATGGACATTTTTTAGATTTGAAACCTTCTACCAAATCATCTTCTGTAAAAAAAACTTTCTGAACAATATCCATCTTTGCTAAGAGAACACATTTGATACCATCTAGTGCCGATATGTATCACTTTTCGCATCTCACAAGATAGACAATCTTTTGGAGTGTCAATTATAAATGCACTTTTACTCATTTTATTACCTCCTAATAACTAAACCAATGATTTCCATACTTCCAAGCACCATGTCCATTAGTAGGTGTGGTACTGAAATACAGAATATCATCATCTAAACGATCTTCCCATTCCATTTTGACAGCAAGAAAAGCCTCATCAGAAATATTCCAACCAGCTTGATCCAAAGCACCATTCACAGTGGTAGTGAATTGAACAGGACCAGTTTGATAGATAACATCCTCAACAGTGTCAGGGAATTTATCACTATCTACTCGATTCAAGACCACATCTACCACATATCGCATGCCTGTAAGATCTTGATTACCAGCTTCTGCTTGGCATAATTGAGCAAGGAGTTCCATCTCACCAAGCTCGATTTCCTCTTCGATCTCTTCTTCCGTTGGATCACTGATTTGCCAATCTTCAAATCGAGGAGAGGTTCGAAAAACCAGATCATTTGTTGCTACATTTTGGTAAGTGGATTTCTTGTAATATATCGATGGATTACGATTTTCCAAGATCACTTCTTCTACTGTGTCATTTTGTTCTACTATAATATTTGTTTCTGTAACCCTCATTAATTTACCGGTAAGTAACTCAAGAGTAAGAAAACCTAATATAATTACTGTTTGGGTTATTTTCTTTAACATGTCAACCTCCATTTTAAAAGATCCGATGGCTATAACCACAATTGATCATAGCCACCAAACCTTCTTCTGACGGAACGTAATTCAAATCACTTCAAGCGATTTTATCCCAAATAATACCATCACAATTGAAATCCAACAAGATCTCAGTCTCATCTCCATTGATGATACGTTTACGAGTTTCCGGATCATTCAGTGAAATACCGAAGTCCACATAACCATCACCAGTTCCGTCATCAAACCAACCGACAACCTGACCAAACTGTGTATGATCATAACCAAGTTTGTCATAAACCTCATTCAGGAAGATATAACCTCTGGAGTGAAGCGTCACATTACATTCCTCCTGAATCGCCGACAAGAAGTACATGTTAAACTCATAATTCTCATCCCAGTTTGGATTCAGAACACCATCTTTCAGATACTTACCCCAATATCTTGCATACATGGTCGGATCACCGTTGATCTTCTCAACCTCTGTCTTCTTTTTGACAGTCTTACCGTTCTCGTCCTTTGTTTTCTCTTCGATCGTCTCACGAGTAACACCATACCTCATCTCGTAATCCACATCATCCCCATATTTCTCACGAACCCGCTTCCGATAGGTCTCATAAGACACAGAAAGGGCATTGTAAGCCGCTACAGCGCCCAAATAGCGCTTTTTAATGATCCTGTTGGACACCAGTATACAAACGATAGAAAGGCTGCCTATGGCGATTGTAGGGGCATACAAACGTGCCATACCAACTGCCGTTTTGGAGTACACAATCAGCTTATCTTTCTTGATATCCTGCTCCGTATACTCTCCTTCATCTGCAACCTTAACCGCCTGATTGATCATATCCATGTTTTCTTTATGTTCATCCAGAACCTCACCTGCTTTAACAGTTGCTCTACAAGCGGTAACAACGGTAGCTACCACACCTGCAATTCCAACCCCCATCAAGATCTCCGGACTATTCTTTTTCAGGAAGAAACTTGTCTTTCCCGCTGCTCTTGTTACTTTTGTATTGATTTTGGCCATCATTTCATTCATGGTCATTCTCCTCTCTTAATCTTTTTTCTTTAACTTCTCTGCCATTTTAAGAAGGTTTTCAATCTGTTCCACTTTTTCAAGCTCTTTCTTCTGTAGGCAATCCCAACGAAGATATTTGCTGTCAGTGCTTTTACGCTTAATACTAAGAAGATAATTGCAAATAACCAGCACATCATTCTGCGTCACCTGCTTTCTCTTCTGTTGTTCCTTCTGTAGACTCCACAATCCTGGGCTTCATCCTCCAAGGTTTCGTGCCGATGTTCCAGTTTGTCGGATTGTAATATAAGAAATACAGAACTATGCCGTCGTCCATGTTTAATGCAATCATTTTGCTGCCAGTTCGCTGATAGGACAGAACCTGCCCACCCATATTCGGAAACAACCGAACAAAATTCTTAAAGATAATGTCGCTCTTTAACTCCTCTGCCACAGGCTGATTTACTACTGCCGATGATAATTCACTCATTTCTTTTTCCTTCCTCTCTTTGTTTTAATGTTATGCCTAATTTGTTTTAACACTTTCTGATGTAAAGATCCAGAAATGTCAGGTAACTCATTATGGATAAAACGATGTAATGTGGATTTTGTGATTCTATTTTTATCTGCTGCTTGTTTGATAGTTAAGTCATAAACTACCATATCGCAACAAGCTTCCAAACGGGTACTTTCTTTCATCGTCAAGTCGCAAGTTGCTTTTTCGATAGGATAACCTTGAAAGGTAAAGCTATAAGGCCCCTTACGAGTTCTCAAGCTTCTCAATCTCCCAATCCAGATACTGCCGAGCTTTCTTCAGATCCTCAACAGCATCTCCTTTTCTTCCAGCTCTGGAAATGTATTTTACCACATTCCCTAAATAGAATCCCAATCCCCAATCCTCGATCACCAAGCGAGGTTCATACTTCCGTCCCGCTGTGTAATGAGATGGATGTGATACGTTATCATATTCACCAACTGCATGATTCATTAAATTATCCTCCTCTTTACTGATACAACTGTAGCAATTTTTTCGTTTAATAAAAAATTGGCAACCATCTAATGTGTATCGTTTTTGACCACTTCGTGATGAATGTACTAAACACGTAGCATAGTTATTGCAGTAGATGCAATTGGGAGAATCTAAATCCTTTCCTTCAAATGCTTCACTCATTTTGACCTCCTAATCCAGATAAGTTTTTGCCCACAATACATGCAATATTGTTGATCTTCATTCGGAACAAGATCTGTTAACAAATGCAAACAATTAGGACAATAAGGTAAATGACAATCTTCATATACTTCTTTGTATATAACATTTTTTGGTTTCATTTTATCATCTCCTAATCCAGATACTCCGGTTCAGCCACGTCAATCAGATACCCACGACTGACTCGTCTGATACCGATATCTCGCTCATCCTTCCAGCCCCAATTATTATCTGTGTAAGAGCTGGGTTCATCGATCAACTCGAATAAATCAGCAATGGAAGCCGCTTCCAGTTTCCGGATTCTTCTCTGCATCTCATCAATCACTGCTTCTGCATCATCCCGATTCTTCAAGATAATGTTCCGATAATCCAGCTTGTCGTCTCGTCTGCTTCGTTCTCTACTTCGTCCCCGATCACGATCCCGGTCTCTATCTCTGGTTAAAGACCTAGAAGCACTTCGATAAGCGGACCGATAATCTGTTGAATCATCCCGTCTACTACTGCTTCTTCGCTTTCTACCGCTGGTGGTTCCAAAGAAAGCCATCTCCATCACATCAAGAATTGTATTTTTGATACCAGGAATGATCACATCAAAGATAATATAACTCTTAATGCTATCTGCATCCTCCGATACAAAAGTATCCGCAAATTTCTGTCCAAGGGGTTTTTTGGTTGATACAACTCCTTCTTTGTTCACAATTGGAGACAGCTTATCTCGTTTCTCCTCCGCTTTCTCAGCCTGTTCTGCTTTGTATTTGTGCGAATTAGGTTTCAGAGATTCTTTGTCTAATTCAATGCCTAAATCAGCCATTTTAATCCTCCTTTTTAATGAAAAATCAATCAAAAAAAAAAAAAAAATAATAAGGACCCATGCTTTTTACACATGAGTCCTTACGCTCCCACTATTCAGTTTTTTCTTTGGAATCCTCTTCAGAATTCGCCTGGTCCTCGCCGTCAAGGTCGTCATCGAAGTAATCATCATCTTCATCATCCAGATCCTCGATGAAGTCATCCTCAGCTGCTGCCCGCTTTTTTGCTGCTTTTACCTTTTTGTGATGTCTCCACGCTGCTGCAATTCCTAATCCAGCTGCACCCAAACCACCTGCGATAATAGCAATTGCGCCGCCATTCAGCTTCGGTTTTGCCTTAATTTCCGGAACTGTATTTACCAGATCCTGTACCTCGTTCACTGCCTCAACAACATTGTTCTCCATGTTTTCCATGATTAAATCCTCCTTTAGATTATTGTTAATAGTGTCTGTATTATACCATAACATTTTGACACGAATCGCCGTATCGCATTTCATATTCGTGAATCATGTCCAATTCAATATTCAATTGTCGTCTTGCTTTATTTTGATCAGTGCAGATTGCGAAAGTCATTCCTCAAGAAGATATCGTAATCCACGCATAAGCAAGGTTGATCATCCGGTGTTAATACCGCAGTCAGACTGATAGGAAGCATACCTCGCTGGCAATCATCCACATTCCAACCAAGATCATTACCCATGGGTGTTCTCGGAATGCCGATTTCATCCCAGAACTCATTCAAACTGATATACATATCCGTCTGCAACTGCCGACTCATTCGATTGATTGCAGAACCAATTTTCTGTGCATTGGAGCGGAAATACCTTCCAGAATAACTGTCCATACACAGAACATCCCCATCACCAGTCAGAATCACCTGATTGCTGTCCTGTTCTTTTGGTGGATTTGCTGCAACTTTGCCCTTGGCGAGTGCCTCTCTGATATTTTGACTCTTCTTTTCGCCAAGTAATTGTACGGTTTTCTCTTTGTAGTCCCGCAAAGCCGTTTCGGTCAAACTGTAAGCAGCCGATATTGCTGCAATTCGTCGGTTTGACACCTGATTGGACCCAATAATACAAACCCCCGTAGCAATCCCCATTGCAACCGGTGGTGCTACTACAGGAGTCATTTCTTTGACCAATTCACCATATACAGCTCGCTTCGCTTCTTTGTCTCCCGGAGCGCAGTCTCTCAAATCCTGCTTTTTGGCTTCTACAATTGCTTCCCCCTTTGGACCAGCCTTGTATGCCATGATTCCCGTTTGTAACAAACCAATGACCCCCAAAGTTGTAAGGATGGTTGGTGTGTTTCGATCCGTCCATTTTAAGAACGAATCAAGATGTTTTTGTAACTGTTGTGTGCCCATTTTTAATCCTCCTTTCAAGATATTAATCGGAAACAAAAAAGAGGAATGATTCTTAAATGGGATTTGAACCCATGACCTCATTGCTTCCTAAAAAGCTTGCGCTCTTCCGACCTGAGCTATTAATTATCATTCCTCTATTATAGCATAACCTTTTCCTTCGAATTATCGGAACTGTATATTCGATTTTGGATTGAGATAATTCTTACATCTCAAAGTTTCTGGAACCTTTGAATTATCTAAATTAATACATTGATCGATACTTTCGTGGCTCCGATTATAATCTTCCAGATAAGTTGCCAGATCTTCATGAAACACCTGCACAATTTGCTTGTAACTACATACTGCTTTATGAGCGCATTCATCACAATAATTCATTTTAATTCTCCTCCTCTTTAGGTCATCTTTTAATAACATATGACTCGTGATATTCATCTGTATAATGAGCATCAATTAGTCCACTTATTTCTGTTTCTTGTAATTTACCGGCTGATGACTATCTTCATTTACCGGATGTTGTAAGCATTCTCTACAAGGCTCATCTGATTCTGATGTTTTTTCATTTTGACAGTTATTGCAGAATTTCTCGAAATAAACGATCTTGTATTTACTTTTCATTTGCTTTGCTCCTCCTTTCAAGATATTCTTCATGATTAATCTCGATCCATGGTTGTGATTTTGTACTACCTTCCAGCAATGGAAAACATGTATGGTGACCAAATTTAAAGTACCGATTGATAGGTTCCACATTACCATCAGGATGCTTCAGATCAATAATTCCAACTGTATCAAAGTCATCATTTTTTGGATTGGTTAAGAATTCTTCACATCGGAATACATAAGGTTTATCTACCGGATAATAAGGCATTTTGATCGGATACATATTGTCTAAGATATATCGACTTAAACCTGATTGGTATGTAGAGTGCGATTTATGAATATCCATACAATAGCACCGTTCAACATCTGAATATGTAATCTCTCCGGTTATCAAAACATCTTTAAATAAAGAACCCATACGATTACATTGATACCTATGAACCACTTGTTTAATATTATGATTCACATCCTCACCGAGATAATTCCAGTCTTCTTCCTTATCCTCAATGGGTGTTAATGGTTTTCCATCAATCAATCTATTTAAGATTTGCTTTGTTAAACCGATAGACATACCACTATGACCATCTCCTAAGAGACTTTTAAATGCTTTCAGAGCACTTATATAACAGGCACAACCATAGTCGAACTCGCCTTCTTTTCGATCTGGTTTTCCCGATTACAAGCCAGTTCCACCTCTCTTTCTGCCCATAACTCCATTGAGGATTTTTCTTTCTTTTCAGTCATTTTGATTACCTCCTTTCTTTTAATCATAGCCTGGCAACTTTTGAGAGCCTAAATACTCTGCAATTGATTCACATCTTTCTTTATATTTGCAGAATACTAAAGTGTCATTTCGAACTTTAAGGTTTGCTGCTGTATATTGAATTTGTTCCAATTCAGGTTCAAAACCCCTACATCCATGACAATAATCTTCAACAATTAATTTAATCATTTTTTTTATTCCTCCTTGATTATTTTAAAAATTCCAACAGCAGCCTTCGCAATTCGGTCAGCCTCCTCATTTTCAAGAATACCGGAATGACCTTTTACATGTTGAAAGTTTATTTTGAGACCTTTATCAATAGAGTCATTTACAAACTCTGCATACCGTTTAGTGTATGGATTCTTGCATTTCCATTTACCAGTAGACCAGTTTGCAACTCCATCATAGTCATAGAATATGGTTAACATTTTCATGCCTAAGGATAATGCTTTCTCTATAGCAGATGTTGCTCCAAGAATTTCACCAGCTACATTTCGCATTTTGGCCATATCTCGATCGTAACCAAATCCATAAAACATATGTTTTTTGCCATGTTGATCGATGAGAAATCCTCCATATCCATAATTATTGGTATTTTTGTTGAATGATCCGTCTACAAAGGCGTAAGAATGTTTTGGTAAATCCATTGCTATTCCTCCTCTTCATTAACTTCACAACTTTTCAGATAGGTCATAACAAATATTGTGTTTGGATCTTCATCATCTTCTATTAAACTCCTAACGTAACGATCTTTTACACAGTAAATATCTGGTTTATCGCCAATAAACTCTAACACGAATACATTATCAGCAATATTGCTTCGTATTCTTGCTAATACCGTATCAAAGTCTATCTGATGTATTTGTAATTGATTCATACCATCATCTCCTTCCTAAGATTTTATTCGCTACTGCGGGATGTAAACACACAATTTTCATTGCAGTTTCAAAGTCCACATTTGCTTTCTTCATAACCTCATAAGCCATATCGGTTGCTTGCTCTTTTACTCTAGCCATTTTGACTATTCCTCCTCTAATTCCGTAATCAAAAAATCCAGTACAAGATTACACATCTCATACAATGCTACAAAAATCGATTTTGACTCGTCTGTCTTTGCCATACAACAATACACATTTGCACGATCTCGAAGATTTTCTACAATATAAATGGGATTCTCATTTTGGTTATCGTATAACTCTTTTAAGATAACATTGATCGCCCAAATATCATAAGATTTACTTATGAATTGTTTTCGTTTGATCGCATGATATTCTTTTGGTTCTCGACAGTAGACTTCTACAAAATCATTCAGAATTAATCTTGCATATCGATTCATATCATTTTGTTAACCTCCTTTCTGTGAAAAAGAAAAGAAGAAGCCTAAGCCTCCTCTCTCTTAAGTTTTTCTAAAAGATTACACCCCATACAAATTGTAAATGCACCAACAAGTATATCCGTGATACCTAAAGCATACCATTTATGGTTGTTAATAAAATCTTTCATGTTATCACCTCCTTATTATAAGAAGAAAATATTATGCGAAAAGAAAAGAAGAAGCCTAAGCCTCTTCCTTCTTCATATATTTTTCAGGTTCTGATTCCACAATCGTTTTACAACCTTTAACATATCCATTTACATAGGCTATGTAAGTGCCCATTACAAAAGTGGATATTGTTAATAAAGTTTTTGTTATATCTTTCATGTTATCACCTCCTTATTATAAGAAGAAAATATTATGCGAAAAGCTAGAGGCAATGTTCTAAACACGCCTCTTAAGCTTCTTTCATTCATCTTTTTTCTTTTTTTTAAAAATCCTTGTAATTAAAAACCAATCACAAGCCGGTAATAAACATATCACCAACAAAAATGGTGAAATAGCAATCAATCCTTTTACAACACCCACAATGAATGCTATAAATAATGCTGCTACCAAAATTACCAATAATGTTAACATAGTTGTTACCTCCTTATATTTAGTTAATAATTTCTGTATTATACCATAACATTTTGACACGAAAAAGGAAAGGCAGTGACTCCTTTCTTGCCTTTTCCTTTACTATTGATCTTGTTAATCTTTATCTTTTAATATCAAGATAAGACCAACAATAATCAATGCAATTCCAATTGCTGTCAAAAGTCACACCCTCCTTTTTCTCAGATTAGCGACAACATAAGCTACCCCCGCTAATAAGCCGCCAACTACTACAGCGATTTCAAAAATAATCTTCGCTTTTTTCATGTTATCACCTCCTTATTATAAGAAGATACTTTTATGCGAAAAGAAAGGAAGAAGCCTAAGCCTCTTCCATTTTTTTTCGAAACTCTTTTAAATATGACGGTAACACGTTTTTAATATAATCGTCAAATGTAAAACTAGATTTTGGGTCGCACAAATCAAGAATAACATCAAATGTTGTACTGCCTTGGAATAATGCTATTAGATAGTTTCCAAAGAAAGCTTCATCAGTTAATGTTTGTACGGCTTTATAATAATCATCATACATACACTCACCTTTTGCTTCTCCCATTAAACCACCTATTACCGTTAATTCCTTTCGGTACATCGAACAATATTTCTTGATAATATCCAACCTTCTAATTATCTCCTCATAATTTAACATAATTATTACCTCCTTATATTTGGTTAATAGTTTCTGTATTATATAGTAATATTTTAATGCGAAAAAAGAGAAGGAGCATTACGCTCCCGCTCTTTACTTCAGTAATCTCATGTCTTGTAGAATGTCTCCTAACATTTCGCCTTCACGTTTCCGCTGATCGATCATCTGCCATTCTGATGACTTGATTTTACGGCGCAGTTCGTAATAATGCCCGTTGCTTCGATCATAGATGTATTCATCCTTCAGATGTTGCTCCTCTTTCACCGTTCCCTTTTTGGCTACGATCTTTACCAATTCGATCGTTCCACTAATAAGAACCGGCGCCAGAGTGATAATTTCTGCTTTGTGATTCTTACACCAGATTTTGGCATCTGTACATTTACACTTTGCCCGCCACTTTAAGTCATCTGCCTTCTCTTTCAGTGATTTTTTGTTTTCAGTTTCCATGTAATCTACCTCCTTATTTGATAATTACTGTATTATACGCTAACATTTTGAGACGAAAAAAAGAAAGAGAAGCCTAAGCCTCTCATATCTTTTGCACTCTGATTGCTACTCCCAACTAAGAGTTAAGTTTCCGTCTTTGGATTTTGTTGCAATAACTGTAACATCTTCTCCATATTCAGATATTAACTGTTGTTGAAAATTCTCAATCGTTTGTACATCTTGATATGTAAACGTTGCCTTCTCTTCTACTTTGCTATTAGCCGTCCATCCAAGCATGAACATGCCGCACAGCATAACAAGTAATAATCCCACAAACATTTCCTTTACTTCTATTGTAATCCCTGTTTTGTTTTCATTTTGTTTTGCCATAGTCATATTCCCTCCTTATAATTTTTTGGTCTATAGCTATTATAAGGTAATATTCTTAGGCGAAAAAAGAAAGAGGAAATCAATCCTCAGTCTTCATTGTGCAGTTAATCCAATTCTGCATGAAAGCCTGTTTGTTTCTTTCCTCTTGCTTTTCAATTTCGATCCTATGTAACTTTTTCTCTTTTTTATTTGTTTTTATCTCAGTTACAACATAATCTGTAATAGCGTAGAATATCAACATTGCCATAAGCAACATAAATATACCCAATGCTACATCATATTCGTTTGTAAACATAATTAGTTCCTCCTTTAAATAAGTTAAGTTATTAGTATCATTATATGACAATATTTCGATGCGAAAAAATATATAAGAAAAGATTTAGCCGCTTATTTTGCGACTAAACCATAACTATCAGCAGTACTACTGCTATTAATCCTAAACCTACTACTAAATCGTTAATATTGTCTATAAATGTTGTCATAATTAATTCCTCCCCCATTAAGAATTATTAATGATTGTTATTAGTATCATTATATGACAATATTTCGATGCGAAAAAAGAAAGAGAAGCCTAAGCCTCTCTCTCCATCTTTAACAGAACCTCGTTAATTCTGTCCAGTTTCCTGTTAATACTTTCGATATTTCTATCTATGTTCTCCAGCAAACCATCGTCCTTTCTGCTCCTTTCTTCTAATATTTCAAGTCTCTCTGCCATGGTATCAAACATTTTCGACTGCTCAACCACGTACTCCTTGCTAAGTTTGTAAGTTTCAATCGCCGGTAACAATATCGGCGCCATATCGTCATCCATATTTAACAATAAGTCTGTGAATGACATACCTGACGCCTGAAATGCTACGTTCAGAATGTTCTCCAAACTCTCAACAAGTTCCTCAGTTCTCTTTTCCATTGTTTTTTCCATAGTTAGTTCCTCCTTATTTGAACATAATTGATAGTTACTGTATTATAAGGCAGGATTTTGACGCGAAAAAAAAAGAGAGAGGAAGACTAAGCTTCCTTTTTCTCTTTATACCAATCGCAATAGCGACGGCAATACCATATAAAGTATGCTCTCTCTTCCTCTTTCTTTTCCTTGTACTTTTTAATTTCCTCTTTTATAAATCTCGGCATATCTATGAAAACTATATAAATAACTGCCACACCTAAGATTGCCATAAGAATGATTAATGCCACTCCAATGCAAAACCAAGGATCATTCAATATATTTAATAAGTTCATCATAATTATTTCCTCCTTTAAATAAGTTAAGTTATTAGTATCATTATACACTAACATTTCTACGCGAAAAAAAAGAGAGTCCATGTTTTTCACACGAACCCTCCTTAGTCATTACTTCATAAAGATCTTCGGGAGATGCAAATCCCTGCCACAAGTCGATGTAATCTTACCATGCTCTTCGAAATCAAACACTTTCTTTTGAGCTCGATTGTAGTGAATAATGCTAATTCCTAATGGAACTACCACTTTTGCCATCTCAAATGTTACTCTTTGCCATGTGATCTTTTGTTTGGTCTCTTCCAGTTTGATATTGGCATCATTCCTAGAAGTCTCAATCACCAAATGTTGTTCCAGTTTTCTGTCTTCCAGTTCAATCATTTCTCGATTGTGTTCTTCTGTAATCCGCCTCTCTTCCTGTTTGGACCACAATTCCCCTTCACACTTCTCATAGACCTGCATTTTGTCAAGCACCGCCAGTTTCTTGGAATAAGCCTCCTTCCACATTTCACTGCCCGGTTCGTTGTTGTCAATGATCTCCGTGAGCCTGTCACACTCAACCATCAACTCTTTTTCCAGTTTCTCTTGCATCTTTTCTCTCCTTTCTTTTGAGCCGTAATGACCCTATTATAGCAATATATTCCGGAACGAATTCCCAAAAATCCACCCGGGGAAATTTTAGGATTCCTTTTTTATTTTTAAATGCAAATACTTCTTTTTCGAAATTTTGTTCAGATCTTTGGTTACTTGCAGTGTCCATTTTGTCGTTTCAGGATCTTCATCGTTTACAACCAATTCTCCATCAGTTGACCCCCTGAAGATGCATACCAATAATAAACCAAGTGTAAATCCTACGCAAAAATATAACATATCTTTTCTCTCCTTTCTTGAAAAAAAAATCAGAAAAGGATCTATAACGACGAGATTCGAACTCGTAACTGCAGAGGGCAAATTACTGCCATTCTCTGTCGCTTTACCATTAAGCTACATTATAAATCCTTTTCCTTTGTTTTTTTCCTACTATAGGATATGTTTTTTACGCGAATGTTACGACTGGGGATTGTTCAGCAGATAGACACTTTCCTCAATTAAGTCATTCAGCTGATCTTCACTGATGGTAATACCTTTCTCGTTCAGATAAGTAGTTACTCTCTTTACCACCTGCTCCTTTTTGACAGTCCCCTGACCACTTCCTTTGATGGTCTGTTCTGCTGCCTTTACAGCGGTTTCAATTGCATCATATACTGCTTTATTTTGGCTGTCTTCTTTGATCTGTTTCAACACCGGGACCAGATAAGTAGTAATCAAAGCAACAGCAACAGCTACTACAGCCTTTAATATTATAAAAGTAATGTCATTCATTGATGATTTCCTCCATTATTCTCTTTTAGTTTGAATTTTTTAATCATTGCACAAGACAAGATCTCGCCTCCGAAGAAGGCAAAGACACAACTTGTCAAGACACTCATTTCCATTCCTGTTCGTAATGCCAAAAGAATGTTTACAATGGTATAAAGGATGATGCAAGAGAAAGAAAAAATGATATATTTGTCAAGGCTTTTGGTTAATTTCTTTTCCGCAGCCTCTTCTTCTTTTCTTTTCTCTTTCTCTTGCTCTATATCCTCTTCAGGCATATCGATAGGGAGTGGATCTAATACATCGTTATCCATTATCTATCAATCCTCCTTCAGAAAAACCCTCTGATTTTGAAATACGAAATCATTTGATGGGAAGCTTCTCAATCTCGTTCATGATCCGTTCTGCTGATCCATTTCCTCCCATTTGATTGTAGGGTTTGTACAGGTAATCTTTTAAATTCTCATATTCCTCTTGGGTGATATAGGGCTTCCCGTTCTCATCCACTCTTTTCAGATAGGTTCTTCCAAGGGTGATGATACGGTCATGCCCCAACCCAATAAGCATCTGTGTCTTAACATCTTTGCTTTCACTTCGTTTCTGAATGAAAGCCCAAAACCCAGAAGATGCTGCGACAGCACATACGATGGTTACAATCATTTGCAATACACCGCTCATTTGGTAATCCTCCTTTTCTTAGAGGCTGATGAATTTCGATAAGAGTGTTAAGACATCTTTTATCTTGTTCCAATCAATTGACAGTTTCGGTTTATCGAAACAACTTGTGAATTCTTGCCTCCAAAGCTTTGAACTCATCAAGCTGGTTCTGAGGAAGTGATACATCGTGCTCGTCCAGTGTCATCCAAATGAACTTGGCATGGGTGTACTCGTCATGTCCCATTTCACATAAATGCTGGCATAACTTAGGACGATTCATCTCATCTGCAGCGATCGCCATATCCAAATACTGATTGGAACCCTGCACTTCATCCTCGAATTCTTTACGAAAAGCCTCCAAGATGTCATTCAGCGACATAGTAGTAGCTTTCATCTCATGCTTCTCTGCCGTTACACTGGTTGTCATGTAACTTGATTGCGTCGTTTGTGTTGTTTCTGTTGTCATTTTGACCATCTCCTTACTTCTCAATCGTCTCACTCACAATGTAAGTGTACAACTTGTCAACATCACTCTTATGAAAGGTCATTTTGCCGATCATGGGAAACTCTGCTTTTACACCTGTTTCAGGCATGTTCTTCTTCAGTTCTTCTTTCAGGATATCGATATCCACATCTCCTGACTCATCCACAATGTCAAGCATTTTGACAAAGGAACTGTTCAGCACATCATTGAAGATAGTGGATGATTTTCGAATTGCTAAAGAAATCGCAGTACCGGCAATCACTTTCTGAAATCCATCTTGTGGTAATTTTGTCATCAACTCGGAATCCAAGTAAGCAGCAATACCAGATTCGATTTGCTGTAAACTTGCCATAGAAAATTCCCTCCTTTTTCTATATAAAGGCTTAGGAGCCCAGCTACTAGATCGTAACCAGGCTCCATTTTGACAGCCTAATGGTCTATGTTAAGGTGTTACTTAACAACCACAACCTACATTACAATCGCAGGTGTCAACCGGAAGCGGATTGTACAGAACCTGAGCAGTCGTGGTTGTACCAGTAGTCACATTTGCAATCATCTTAGGATAGAATGTGGCATTTGCGTAGGTAACAATTGTGTTATCTGCACAACGACGCTCATGACGCTCGTTAGCGATCTCTGCTTCAATTTCATTATGGCAGCACTGAATACGATCCTGCAGCATCTGGAAGGAATCCTGAGTAGCCTGGTTCTGTACAGCCTGCTGACCAAACTGCTGCTCAAAGCCGATGAACTTGCCATCGATGTACTTGTACAGTTCAAGCATTTTGGTATCTGTTTCCTGACCAGCCTTGAGCAAAGCGATCTCAGAATCTTTTGCTGCCAGCTTCTGCTCTGCTTCCATCTCGTAACGATTTACGAAATGATCTTCGCTACAGCAACCTGACAGGTATCCGCCGCCTTCAGCTACGCTTGCTACAACAGGAGCACCATAAGGTGTAGCTGCATAATTACTTCTTCCTAATCCATATCCGTTCATCAAACCAGCGCCTCCATTCAGAACACCAAGTGCCGTACCAATAATACCAGTTGTTAA